ACAAAAACGTAAAAAGTGGAAACCTCGAACAGCTTATGCGAGTAACAATTCAGGTTTTACTAAAGGTTCTACTAAACCCCCTGCTTATAATCCCGGTGGTGGTCAAAAAAACGGTAACGTAACCTCTTACTCAACAAATCTTTAAAGGTTTTACAGTGGCTTTATCGGATAAAAAAAGTCAAATCCGAGAAGCAGCAGAATCCGATCTGGAGAAGTTTATTACACTGATCCATCCAGGAAGGGTTCTAGGGGCTGTTCACAGGGATGTACTACGGTGGTGGACGCGAGGAGAATCTAAGAGTCACCAACTCTTACTGATGCCACGAGATCACCAGAAAAGTGCACTAGTAGCTTACAGAGTAGCGTGGGAAATTACCCGTAACCCCGCAATTCGTATACTGTATATTTCTTCTACAGCTAACCTAGCTACTAAACAGCTAAAGTTTATTAAAGATATCCTTACTTCTGATACCTACAGGTTGTATTGGCCTGAAATGGTACACCCAGAAGAGGGAAAAAGAGAAAAGTGGACAGAGTTTGAGTTCTCTGTAGACCATCCTAAACGTAAAGCAGAGGCAGTCAGAGACCCAACAGTTTTCACAGCTGGCCTTACAACTTCGATTACCGGGTTACACTGTGACGTAGCAGTTTTAGACGATATTGTAGTAAGAGAGAACGCTTACACAGAAGACGGCCGAGATAAAACTAAGTCTCAATACTCCCTTCTTTCGTCTATTGAAGGTTCTGATGCAAGAGAATGGGTTGTTGGAACCCGTTATCATCCTAAGGATCTCTACAACGATATGGTAGAGATGCTTGTAGATCACTACAATAGTGATGGAGAGGTAATCGAGCAAGAGGCTTTGTACGAAAAGTATGAATGCCAAGTTGAAAACAGGGGTGATGGGACAGGAGAGTTCCTTTGGCCACGTCAACAACGAGCAGATGGTAAGTGGTTTGGGTTTGATCAAACAATCCTAGCCAAGAAAAGAGCACAGTACTTAGATCGTACTCAATTTAAAGCTCAGTACTATAACGATCCTAACGATGCCTCTCAAGCTTCAATACCAAGAGATCTTTTTCAGTACTACGAGAGGAACTTCCTAACAAGGTCTAACGGTCATTGGTTTTATAGGACTCGTAGACTTAATGTTTTTGCTTCTATTGACTTTGCCTTTAGTCTGGCACGTCAAGCAGACTTTACGTCGATTGTTGTTGTAGGTGTAGATGCTGAACACAACTACTATATTTTAGATATCGAACGTTTTAAGACTAAATTAATTAGTGAGTACTTTGATAAAATCTTACGACTACATCAAAAGTGGGATTTCCGAAAGTTACGAGCTGAGGTAACGGTAGCCCAGTCAGTTATCGTAGAAGACCTTAAGACTAACTATATCCGTAAGCACGGACTTGCCTTGTCTATCGAAGCTTTTAGGCCGAATAGACACATGGGTAACAAGGAGGAACGGATGGAAGCAGTTTTACAACCACGGTACTCTAACGGTCAAATATGGCACTACGTTGGAGGAAACTGTCAAACTCTCGAAGAAGAGTTGATCCTACAAAACCCTCCTCACGACGATATTAAAGATGCTTTAGCTAGTGTTATTGAAATGGCAGTACCTCCTAGTAAACAAGGTACTCAATCGACTATTCAAAGAAGTTCAACGAACCCTTTTGGTTCTTCTAGATTTGGTGGGATAAACTAAGTGGCCGGTAAAACCTTAGATATTAGTTCTCTTGGTGTAGCACCTGACCGATTGGGTGTTGAGATTGCAAATAAGTTTCAATCTTGGCAAACACTCCGTCAAAAAAAGATTACAGAATGGGACGAAGTCCGTAGGTATGTCTTTGCTACTGATACCACAAGTACAACTAACTCTAAACTTCCTTGGAAAAACAAAACCACAGTTCCTAAACTGTGTCAAATCCGAGATAACTTAAACTCTAACTACATGTCGTCTCTTTTTCCAAAACGTAAGTGGCTTTGGTGGGAAGGTGACGACGAAAAGAGTGAGACTAAAGAGAAACGAACAGTAATTGAATCCTACATGGAGTGGGTTATTGATCGTTCAGACTTTAAGAAAGAAGTAGCTAAGTTAGTTCTTGACTACATTGATTATGGTAACTGTTTTGTAACAGTAGAATGGTTAGATAAGACTAAAGTATTACCTGACCGAGAGCAAGTAGGCTATGTAGGTCCAATGCCTTGTCGCATTAGCCCACTAGATATTGTATTTAACCCAGTTGCTTCTAACTTTGAGTCAGCACCTAAGATTATTAGGTCTCTCCTCACTATGGGTGAGTTGAAGAAACAACTTGAAAGTCAATCTTCAGCTATGATACCTGAAGTAGAAGGTATTATGGAGTACCTTTTAAAGCTTCGTAAGGGAGCTAATGGAATTAAAGGCATCTCTAACCTGTCTGAAAAAGACAGTTATCTTATGGTTGATGGATTCTCGGATTACCGTAGTTATCTTGAGTCTGGTTACGTTGAAGTTCTTACATTTTACGGAGATCTGTACGACGTAGATAACAACGAACTGTTAGAGAATTACGTAATCACAGTTGTTGATCGTCACAAGATGATCTTAAAGCGACCTAATGAAAGCGACTTTGGTACTGCGCCTATTTTCCACGCAGGTTGGCGTGTGCGACAAGATAACCTTTGGGCTATGGGGCCATTAGATAATCTTGTAGGTATGCAGTACCGCATTGATCATCTAGAGAATCTTAAAGCAGATTTGATGGATCTTACTGTATTCCCTCCTTTACGTATTAAAGGTTACGTAGAAGACTTTGAATACGGTCCTATGGAACGAATTTACATGGGAGACGAGGGAGAGGTGGAGTTTCTTGCACCAAATGTAGAAGCACTCCAAGTTAATACTGAAATCAGCCTTCTTGAGTCGAAGATGGAGGAGATGGCAGGTTCTCCCAAGGAAGCTATGGGTATTCGTACCCCAGGTGAGAAAACTGCTTTTGAAGTCCAGAAACTGGATAACGCAGCCGGTCGGATCTTTCAAGCTAAGATCTCTCAGTTTGAAGAACAAGTTGTTGAACAACTCTTAAACGCTATGCTAGAAATTGCTAGGCGTAAGATGGGTCAGACAACAATAAGAGCCTTTAACGATGAATTTAAATTTGCAGTATTCTCGTCCCTTAATAAAGATGACATTACAGGACTTGGCCGACTTCGACCGTTAGCTGCACGTCACTTTGCAGAAAAGGCAGAGGTCATACAAAATCTTACACAGTTCTTTGGATCAGCTGTGGGTCAGGACCCTGACGTTAAAGTCCACTTCTCAGGTAAGCGTGTTGCTGAGATGATTGAAGAACTTCTAAATTTAGAAGACTACAAACTTGTAGAACCTTTTGTTAGACTTGCTGAACAAGCTGATGCTCAAAGACTAATTAATAGCCATTCTGAGCAGGTTAATATGGAAGCTACTACGGAAGCTGGTATTGCTGAGGATGACTACTCACAGAACATACCAGGAGTCCCAAGTGATTTTCAAAATAGCGGTATGACATAAAGGTTTAAATGAAACAACTTGCAACTGTGTGGACCTCACACATTAAAGACGCGGGTAAGAAGAAGTCTTTTGAGGATAGTATTAGAGGAAGTTCAACTGCCCTGACTCGCCTAAAAGATATACTAATTGAGGAGGATAGAACTTTAAATAATTCTTCTCTTAAGTCGCCCTCTGGAGACCCTAGTTGGGCATTAACCCAAGCTCACATTTCTGGTGAGCGTAATCGAATCAAAAAAGTTCTTGATTTGATTTCATTTCTATAATTCGTGGAGACCATAACGAATGACTACTGAAGACGACATCTTTAACTCAAATACTGAATCAAACAATAATAACGATACATTGTTTGAGAGTGAAGAAGGTAATCGCACCTTTGTTGACCCTAATAAAGACTACCTTAGCGAATACGTTGGAGAAGGTAAAAAGTTTAAAACTACTGCCGATCTAGCAAAAGCTAAAGCTAACTCAGATGCTTTTATTGAGCGTCTTCAAAAAGAGCAAGCAGCTCTTCGTAATGAACTAAATACGCGGATTAAAGTGGAGGAACTTATGGACCGCATGAGTACCGTAAATAATACCAGAAGCGACGCTAATACCCAGCCTACACAAACAGGTGGGGAAAACGGACAAGATGGAGCCGCTAACAAAAACCTATCTCCTGCAGATATTGAAAAGGTAGTAGAGGAACGCCTGTATAAAAAGGAACAGGAAGCTCGAATCCAGAACAATACTAAGTTGGTTATTGATCAACTTAAACTATCGTTTGGTGATAACTTTATTGAAGAAGTAGATTCTCGAATTAAAAACCTAGGAATTTCTAGGGAGTTTGTTAACGAGACAGCAAAACGTGAGCCTAAGGCTGTTTTTGCTCTACTCGGTCTTAATGAACAGAAGACACAGGCAACTCAGAACCAGGGTATCTTTGGTAATCCAATTCGTTCTAATGTGAACACAACAAGTTTTGGTATTAAAGACACAGGTAATAAGACGTTTAGTGACTTTGAAAAAATTCGGAAAGAAGAACCTTCTAGGTATTTTACACCTGCAGTTCAAAATGAAATGCACAAACTAGCGATGGAACTCGGGGACAGGTTTTATTCCAAATAATCTTTAACAAAATAAAAGGAATAATAACAAATGTCTGGTATGTCTTATGCCGGTAACGAACATCTAGTTCGTTCTAATCTTTGGTCTAATCAGGTTAAAGAAGTTCTTCTTGATGAACTTTTTGCAATGAAGTACGTGGATATGATCACGGACTTCCCAGATGGTGATACTCTTAATATCCCATCTATTGGTCAGGCTGAAATTCAAGATTACGTTGAAGGTCAGGCTGTTAAATACACTGGTATGGATACGGGTAACTTCACCTTTACCATTAACCGTTATAAGAGTTCGGCTACTTACATTACAGAACGTCTTAAGCAGGACTCTATGTACATGTCACGTTTGGTAAGTAACTTTGTCCCAAGTCAGTCTCGTGCTATTACTAAGGCAATGGAAGTAGATATCCTTGACTTGGGTCCAACGGCTCAGACTTCGAGTAACGTCAACTCAATTAACGGTGCAGACCATCGTTGGGTTGGAGCCGGTACTGGGGAAACTATGGCTGCACAGGATTTTGCAAAGGCTAAGTTTGCTCTACAAAAGGCAAACGTTCCAATGACTAACTTGGTAGCAATTGTTGACCCATCTGTTGAGTATGCTCTTTCTACCTTGACTAACTTGACTAACATGTCTAACAACCCTCGTTGGGAAGGCATTGTTTCTTCGGGTATTTCAACTGGTATGAAGTTCCTTGTTAACATCTACGGTTTTGACGTTTATGTATCGCAGAACTTGAAGGCTGGTATTGCTGAAACTATTAGTGGTCGTACAACCACGACTGGTGTAGCTAACCTGTTCTTCTCCGCTACTCAGGATGTCTTGCCTTTTGTTGGTTCCGTGCGTCAGCCACCTAAGGTTGATAGCGAGTTCAACAAAGATCTTCAGCGTGAAGAGTATATTACAACCTGCCGTTATGGTTTTAAGCTTTTCCGTCCTGAAAACATGGTCGTTGTTCTTACCGATGACAACCAGGTTGTATAATTAATTTTAAAGGGAGTTAAAGTAAAATGCCTAGGTGGTTTAATCAAGACGGTCTTCTAGTCAAACTTGGTGTTGACGAAGCTGTCAATAACGTGGGTGGTGAATACAACTTTAAAGGTAACGTTCACTACTCGGAATATGACATTATCGGAACTTCTATTACTAATACCTTGTCAATCTTCTCTGATAATGCGCTCATCCCACGAGGTGCGCGTATTCAGTCGGTAAGTTTGTATGTAGAGACAGCATTCACTTCAGGTGGTGCTGCTACGT